GTCCCATATGGTACTCCTGATTTTCTTGCAAGCCAAGCTAGTGGCCTTTCTTCTTGCTCTAGGTGTAGCAAGATAAGGTCTTTTACATTTTGTTTTTTCATAAAAATTTTGGTTGAAGAACAAAGTAAAGAAGTTTTATTTGAATAAAAAAATATTTTTCCCCAATTATTTTTTAAAATTTATTTTGTGGTTTAATTAAATTAATTATCTTTGCCCTATCAAAACAAATAACCTATGTTAAAGTCAGAATTAATTAAAGAAAACGAAAGACTAAGGATGGAATTAAGTATGGTATGTAATAGCCCTAATACTTTTGAATCATTAGTTATAATTAAAAGAGAACAACACAAAGATAGATTAGAAAGAGCAATTTGGTTTGGGGATTTTACCAAATTAGAACAAAAAGAAGATATTATAAAAGCAGATGAAGATGATGAATTTTATAAAATGTCTGAAGAAGAAATAAGAGATTGGCATATGATACAAAGTTTAAAAGAGAAGTATGGAGAATAGGGATTTAATTTATGAAATGGCTAAGAGATTAGACATGGTAATTGAAGTAACAAAAAAAGGTGAATACATAGGTAAATTTAGGTTCATAAATGATAAACTACATAAACTAAAAGAAGATGAGAAATTCAACAATAATAGTGAAGAAGAAAAGATGCGTTAGTTGCGGGAATATTGATTATCATTTTTCTAAAAAGATGTGCAAGCAATGTGCTACTGTGGTTTCTACACAAAAAAGAATGGAAGAATTTGAAGATGATTCAGAAAGTTTTCAGAATTTAGTTGCAGATCTTGACCATGTATTTAGCCAGTATTTAAGAAATAAATATGCAGATAAAACAGGTATGGTAGAATGTTATACTTGTGGTGGTAAACATGCTATTGCAGAAATACAATGTGGTCATTTTATGGGAAGAGTAAATTTGGGTACAAGATGGATGGAAGATAATTGCAGACCACAATGTATGGAATGTAATTACTTTAAGACAGGTAATATTGAAGAATTTGAGAATAAACTAAACGAAGAGAATGGAGCATTAGTTGAATACCTTAGAGAAACAGCTAGGCAGACAGTAAGACCAACAAGAGATGAGCTTAAATCTTTGATCCTAGAATACAGGGCAAAGCTGAACTTAGTAAAAAAGAAATTTATTTAATTTTACAGAAGTAATTGTAGATTGGTGGTTTTAAGCAAATATACCCTCCTGTATTTCTATACTTGGGAGGTTTTTTATCAATCATAAAAGTTCACTAATTAGTGAACTTTGAGCCGTAAATGATTGATAATCGGATCACTGTTGATTCATAAATTAGGATATGTCTCCGACATTGATGTCGGGAACATCTATCAATTATAAAAGGTAGTAAAACTACTACCATTAGCAAAATTATAAACTCTTGTTGTACCTAAATTATAATAATCTGCATGAAATTTTCTAATAATTCATGCAAAATAGGTGCAATTGAATATAAATAAGCGCAAAAGTGCAATATTATACCTTTTTACATACAATTGTAACAAAAATGCACTCAATATGTTACATAATGTGTCATAAAATGCACTTTTTGATGTGCATTTTTAATTAAATTAATTTTGGTTATTATATTTAATTAAATTAATTTTACAAAAAATATATAAAATGGCAAGAAAAATAGATCCAGAATCAGTTTCAAGTAAGGTAGCTGATTTAACATTAGGAGAAAGCATTAGATTAGATAATCCATACACATCAGTTATGGTTATGGTTTCAAATCTTAAAAAGAAAAAAGGACATGAAAGTAAAATGTTTAAAATTAAGTTTATTGACGAACAAACAATTGTAACAAGATCAAAATAAGTATTATGCACATCCAAACCGTTAACTACACTAGAACATTTAATTTAGGCAATTACTCGTCTGAAAAAATTGGCGTTGAATTTTCTCTTAATCAAGGTGAATCTGCAAACAAAGCTCTTGATATTGCAAGAGATTTGGTAGAAGAATACCACAAACAAAATGTAGAAAGATTAAAAAACTTGGGGTATTTTCATGATGAAGTTATTGAAGTAATTCCTACTCAGTCAAAACAAACATTAGCCGAAAAGACAAAATCATTTATTGACTCTTGCAAAACGAAAGAGGAATTAAAAGCTTGGGAGTTAATGTGTAAAAGCAACCCAGAATTACTAGAACATTACAACAACAAACTAAACACACTTTAATGAACTGGAACGAAACACTAATCAGAGCAAGCTCTGTCGGTTATTTAATGACTGAACCTGTAACTAAAGCTGACAAAGAAGCTGGAGTGCTTTCTAAAACTGCACAAAGACATTTACTTGATGTTTATGTTGCCGAAAAATATGGCAGAAAGAAAGATATTCAAACTAAACAAATGCGTAAGGGTAATGAGGTTGAAGAAGAGGCAATTAAATTTTTATGCAATTACAAATGGTTGGATGAAAATAAATATGCAAAAAACACAGAGAGATATTTAAATGATTTTATAGCTGGGACCCCTGATATAGTTGCTATTGACGCTAATGGAGTTGATATATATGATGTGAAATCAAGTTATGATTTATGGACTTTTACAGGCAATATATTGGACAAAGTAGATAATTTATACTATTGGCAAATGCAATCTTATATGTGGTTAACTGGAGCAAAAAAAGCATATGTTGTTTTTTGTTTATTAGATACTCCATTTGGGATTATTGAACAAGAAAAAAAATCATTGCTTTATAAAATGAATGTAATTTCAGAAGAAAGTCCAGAGTATGTAAAAGAAGCATGGAAACTTGAATTTAATATGACATTTGAAGATGTACCTGCTAATGAAAGAATATTGTTTTTCCCTATTGAAAGAAGTGAAGATGATATTTTACGCATACAAGTTAAAGTAGAAAAGGCAAGAAGTTTTTTACAGACAATAGAAGATTTACATTCAAAATTTAACAAATGAGTGCAAACATCATAAGTGCTATCCAAAATCTAAAAATGGCGCAAGAGCAATTTGATGATTTTTGCAGACAATTCCCTGATACTAAAGGTGAAAAATTATTTAAAGTTTATGTAGGTAAAATTAATTGGATGTTTAATGACATTGTAACTCATCCATTTTTAACCGAAGAAGTAAGATATGGTATAAAAAAAGAAATAAATAGTGATATATTTGCTATACCTGCCATCCACGAAAAGATTGCATTGTTAACTCCAGAACAAAGAGAGATGATTGAGTCAACCTTAGATGCAATGATTGACGGGGAGGAGGTAAAAATAGTAGATATAAAAGATATAAATGATGGAGGTTAGCGTTGTATATGAAGTAGCTGAAATAGTTTGTGACGTATGTTTAAATTATCATGTAGCAGTTATAGAAACTGATATGATTAAATGGTTTGATGAAAGTGTTGAAATAAGATATTTAGAAGAAGTAGAATGTCCGCATTGTGAAAAAACAACAAAAATAAAAAGATAGATATGGCAAAGAAAAAAACAGAGATTCCAAAAGAAATTCAAGTTTATACAGAAGGATGTGATTTTTGTATGCAATTTGATTATGATGAACCTCATGTAGTAGGCGCAAGCCCTGATGGCGATGGTGGGTTAGAAATAGTATTAAAAGCATACCAAGATGCCGGTATTACTTTTGTATGTCCAAACACTGGCAAAAAGCTTAGATTATTTTCAAGACCTTTGTCAGATGCGGGTAAAAAAATATTAGAAGATCAACCCCCAGCTTAACTTTTTTTATGTGAATTAGCAAACTTACGAGCTGCTTCAACGCTACCAAATCCCCAAGCTTTAAGAGCTAGTGCTTTACGAGTTGGTTCGCCATTTGGTTTTTTCATTGCACCTAACATACCAGCGAAGCGAGCTGCAAAAGAAACTCTACGAGGGTTAACGCCAGATTTAACAGGAGCTTTTAAATTACCACCTGTTTCTGCATTGTAAGATGCACGACCTTTTGCATTTAAGCCACCTTTAGGATTTTTTCCTTCTTTTCTTTGCCAAGCTCCAGACATAATTATTTCTTTTCTTCTGATTTAATTTTCTTTTCTTGCTTTAGCATTTCAGGTGTTGGTTTTTTACCAGATCCAGCTGCTGCACGAATGTTATCCCATAAACCTCTACGAGAATAAGAGCCATCTGCTCTTTTCATCATTTTTAATTTACTTTTCATTATTTTAAACTTAATAGGTATAATGTTGATGCAAACAACGCAGATATTTCATCTACTTGATTTTGAATCCAAGATTCTTGATAAATATCTTTTCTTTCTTTTTCAATTAATTCATAAGCAGATTTAAAATATTTAACCACCTGTTCTGGATTTTTATAATCTACAGGGCTGTCAATTTGGTATTTCATTGGTCTACCATGTATGCCACTTACGCTTTCTACTAAACCATCTGTTAAACCAAGAATACCATCATAAAACTTATTTAAAGCCTTGTGTACTGCATAAGAATCGGTTTGATGATGCCAAACAACAGCTTGATCAAAAGAATCTTTTAAATAAGATACAAAATATGAGAATTTTTCTTCAGACATGTTATAATATTTTAGCTAAGATACGAATTATTTCCAATTTTCAGATTTCCAAATAGCTAAATCTATTCCAGTCAACCCATTAGGAGGCTCCGGATTGCCATTTTGAGGCTTTATTTCGGGCTTTTGTGCTTTTTTTGGATATTCTATCGGTTTAATTGGCAAAACCTCCTCTACGGGCTTTATTTTGCCATAATTATCCATTAAATAATTCACTACTTGCTGAACAGATGTCAAATTCTGCTCTTTTTGAATTATATCCAACTTATATAAGTCAAATCTAACCCCAATTGGTTTACTTTTTGCCATAATTTTAATTGTAGCTACAAAATTAAGTTAATTATTTAAAATGTAGCTACAAAAAATGACTTATTTTACCCAAATGTAGCTACAATTCCATTAGCACATACCCTACCTACCTACATGATACCAATTGCATGACATACCACATAGACCATGCCCAACCCAACACATAAT